CGCGTCGGCGATCACGTGCGTGCCGTGCCACAGCGCGCCGGCGACCGCGACCTGCGTCCACTCTCCCCACAGGCCGACGAGCGTGTCGAACAGGATGATGCGGCGGTCGGTGACCACGCGGATCTGATGCGAGCCCGGCATCACCGTGATCGCGTAGATGTCGTCGGTGTCGAAGTCGGAGACCGGCGCGCCGACGTACTTGAGGTTCAGCGCGAGGTCGATCGTGTACCAGCCGCGATTCGACCGGAACAGCAGACCATCGTCCACAGCGGCCACCGCCTCGGATGCCGAGACGCCGCAGTCGTACGACACGTAGCGCACGAGCTCGTAGTTCACGCCGTTGCCGAGGTTGTCGAGGCCATCGCCGCCGTACGCGTAGATCGCGGTCTCGCGGAACACGATCACCGCCTTGTCGACGAATGCGATCGCGGTGATGCGGCCGCCCTCGGCCGGGACCTGAAACGTCAACGCATCGTTGAACGCCGCGACCTCGCCGTCGGCGCGCGTCTTGGAATACATGACCAGGTTCGGCGCGCCGGAGATGTCGCCGAGAAAGATGCGCGTGTCGTTGGCGGCGATGACGTTCGCCGGCGGCGGGTTGATGTTGGCGAGCACCGCGCCGTTCTCGCCGTTCGCCTGGTTCTCCGACGCAGCGAAGTCGCTGAACACGTCGGTCTCGGTGAGCAACACCTGCGTCGGGTCGTTTGGGAGGTAGATGTTGTCGCCCGACAGGACCGTCGGGTCGAGGTTCGAGATCAGGAAGAACGGCGCGTCCTCGGTCGGGTTGACCTCGGTGCGCCACTCCTCGAGGTTCGCGCCCGACTTGCGCGTCACGTAGAGCGGCTTCGTGAGGATCGTCGCCTTGCTCGTGGCCGTCGTTGTCGTGGTCGACGTGAACGTCGTGGTGGTCGACCGATCGACCTCGCCGACGGCGTTGGTCGACTTGTAGGTCGTCTTGAACGTGTACTTGCCGGTGCCGAGCAGGCCGCCCGTGGTCGCGTTCGTCGCGAGCGAGTCCCACGGGTAGATGTGGAACCCGACCTCGGTGAGCGAGACGCCGTCGAACTGGAGGATCTGGCCGCCGGCGATGTAGAGCGTCTTGCCGAAGCGCACGCAGCGCCGAGCTCGGTTGTCGTCGAACGTGAACGTCACCTCGACCGGGGTCCGGCCCGAGTACGAGGGCGCGATCGCCGGTTGGACGACGAGCGGCACCAGGCGGCGAGCGGTTAGTCCGGCCTTGAATCCGGTGGATCCGGTGGTGAGGTGCACTGCGGGCAGTGCGCGCGCCTTGGTGGTGTTCGGGTCGGCGAGCACCAGGCCGCCGGCCTCGCCGTCGCACGCCTTCGCGACGAGGAGCCCGTCATCCCGATAAAGGAAGAACGTGTTCTGCAGCTGCGCGCCGGAGAAGCTCGAGCGCGGAGGGGCGCCGCATCCGAACACGGTCCAGAGGTAGACCGAGCCGTTGTAGTCGAACGCCCGCGACGCTAGGCCGAGGTCCTGGACGAGTGTGGCCTGCGTCCCGATCGTGCCGGCGGTGTCGACCCAGTTGCTGTGGAGCCCGAACGCGGTCAGCGTGGTCACGAACGTGTCGACACCGCCGATCGTTTCGCTGTCGGTCCAGAACACGTAGCAGCGCTTCGGCGTACCGACCGAGCGATACGCGCACGTCATGTGGCCGAACACGAGGTTGAGCGTGACCGTGCCGATCGCCTGGTTGATGATGTTATCGGCGAGGGTCGCGAGCGCCAGCTGGTCGCCGACGATCGCGGTCGGCGCCGAGCTCGTGCTGCGGATGACCTGCACGAAGGTCGACGTGGGGTCGATCGCGATCGCGATGCCGTTGTTCCCGCCACGAGCCTTGGTCGAGGTCGTGATGCCCATCGCGGACGTGACCTTGAACAGCTGGTATTGCGTCGAGGTCTCACCGCACGCGACGAGCGCCGTGTCGGTGCTCGGGATCTGGACCGCGTCGAGCTGGTTCACCTGGATGATGCCGGTGATGTCGGTCGCGAGCACGATCGACGCCGCGACCGACGCGGGATTGATCGCGATGCCCTTCACCTTCGTGACGGCCGTGTCGCGCCAGATCAGCAACACGCGGGTGTTGAGCGTGATCAGGCGGAGCGTGTCGGCGCCGTGCCCGGTCGTGTCGGCCTGGGTCGGAGACATGACGACCGAGCCGCTCGTCGTGTCGCGTGCCGCGAGATAGACCAGGCCGTTCTGAATCCACGCGAACAGCACGACGCCGCCGAGCTCGGCGCGCTCGACGTTCGACTGGTCGCCGTTCGCGCCGAACACCGTTTCGTCATCGACCGTGACCGCCAGATGCGTGTCGCGGCGCGACCACCGGGCCGCCTCGGGAATCCACGAGTACACCGCGGTGTCGGTGAACAGCACGAGCTCGCCGTCGTTGTCGACGACCTGACGAACAGGCCCGACCGCCGCGCCGTTCATATCGAGCATCGGCATCGCGGAGAGGTCGTAGGGCTTGCGCGTGCGCAGTGTCCCCACGTCGTCGAACTCCGCGTTCTGGCAGATGTCGAGCATCGGGGGGCTCGACTCGCGCGCGTCCGACTTCTGATCGAGGCCGGCGGCGAACAGCACCTGGCGGAGCTCGGATGGAAGACCTTGCAGCCCCATCACAGCACCGCCAGGTCCACCGCCACCGTCGCGCCATAACCGTTGGCGACGAGCGTGACGTACTTGTCATCGCGCGCGGACTCGGTGATCACGCCCGGCGTGGTCGAGCCGCGGATCACCGAGATGCCGATCCATGTCGGGCGCTTCCCGAGCTTGTGCGGAACCTTCGTGGTGATGGTGTCCTTGAGCTCCACATCCGACAGCACGGCCGCGCCGGTGAACGGCTGCTGCTGGATCTCGGCGACCTTCGACGAGATGTCGCGGCGAACGCGATCCGCCTTGTCGTCGTCGAGCTTGAGCGACGTGGGAGGGGTGAACTTCATCGGTTCATCCAAAACAGGTCGTGGTCGCTCAGCGCGCTCCGCGATCCGTCGTCATACCGATCGAGATGGGTACGCTTGGGGAGCTCGAACGCGCGCATCGCGGCCCATTCGGCGAGCCGGGCGCGCGCCTCGGCCTGACGCTGCATCGCGAGCGTGACGTCCTCTTTCGATTTCGCGAGCGCCAAGACGACCGCTCCCCAAACAAGGAACGCTTCGCCGTCAGGGGTCACTACGTCGATGACGTCGGTGTCCGCGAACGTCGTCAGATCCGGAGGCTGCGCGATGTACCGCACCTCGAACGTCTGCCCGGCCGGTGGGGTCGGGTAGAGGTAGAAGGTGTCGTCGACGAGCTCCCACACCTGCGCCGTGCCGGTCTGTCCCGCCCATCGAGCTCGTTCTGCAGGCGTGATCTGGGTCAGCCGGCGCCGCTGGCCGCTCGAGTCGACGTACTCGATCGTGTCGATCGTCGCGAGATGGTCGGCCGGCTCGGCGAGCGTGTTCACGCCCGTCGTCGTGTACGACTTGACGTACTCGAAGTACCGCATCCCCGAGCTCGCGACGACCGAGTACAGGTCGCCGTAGATCTCGCTGAATATGCCGTTCCACTCCGACGACTCGATCGAGTCGTCGTTCTCCATGGTGCTGCGCTGTTGAGCGCGCAGCCGCATGGCGGCCATCGTGAAACGGCGCGGCATCGGCTTAGAGCTTGGTTTCCTTGAACCGGAACACCAGCGTCAGCCACTGCGCCGCGGCGAGGTTCGCGAGCACGAACGTCGAGTTGAAGACCGACACGTCGAACTTGAGGTTCACCGAGTCCCACGGCGTCACGACGAGCGAGAAACCGGCGAGCTGCGCCGGCGTGGTCGCCTCAAAGCTGAACCCGACGAGTCCGATCGGATTCAGCGGGTTCTCCTTCCACATGAAGCGGTAGAGGCCGGTCGACACCCAGGTCGGCGTGACGCCCTTGCCCATGACCTGGGTCGGGTTGCCGGCGCCAGTGCCGAGGATCTTGTTGATGTAATCGCGCGTCTCGGGTTCCGAGGAGCGCAATTTGGAAAAGCTTCCGAGCATGGTCGTCGTTCCTTCCGCGAGGGAAAGAAGAAGAGGAGGGCCGCCCGAGGGTGGGTGAGCAGCCCTCCTCCTCTTCAGGGGATCAGCAGGCGATGACGCCTTGCGCGACGGGGTCGTCCTGGATCAGCTGGCCCCACGAAACGCCACGCGCTTCGATCGCGTTCGCGCTCGCCTGACGCAGCGACGCGAGACCGTCGTCCTGGATGATGTGCGGGTACGCGCCGAGCGTCTTGATGCGCTGCGTTCCCGCGCGAGTCACGCGGCCGCGCGTGGTCGGGCAGTCCGGATCCGCGTAGATCTTCAACGCGCCCGCCGACGTGTTGATGACGATGTACTGGAAGTACAGGTTCGCGGTCTTGTCCGAGCCCTGGGCCTCGTACTCGACCTTCGCGTTTTCGCGGCGCGCCACCTCGAAGAAGCGCACGGGGTTCAGGAACCCCTGGTCGACGTTGTGCGAACGACCGGCGCGCGAGATGTACGTCGCGACGAGGCCGAAGTTCTCCTGGATGGAGTTCGTCAGGTCGTTGACGCGCGAGCCCGCGTAGCGGGTGACGTTCGCCGAGCGGTCCTTGCCGCGGAACGAATCGCCACCCACCGGCGCGACGAGCGGGGTGCACGTCTCCATGCCCTGGATGCCCGTGCCCTGCTCCGTGTTGCGGAACAGGTAGTCGTTGTCGGCGAACGCCGTGATGCCCGCGGCGCTCGCGAGGGTGATGAAGCCACCCACCTCGTCGATGCCGGTGACCGTGGTCGAGCCCACGCGCGGCGCGGAGCCGTCGGGGTTCGGGCTCGCGATCACGGTCATGCCCTCCTTGAAGTTGCGGGCATCGTCCGCGACCGTCAGCGTGATGACGTTGGTCGCCGCCGAGGAGCGCCGGCCGCGCATGCACGTGGTGTCGCGGTAGAAGTCGAACGCGAGCGCGTCGCCGTGCTCGATGAGGACGTTGTCCGTCTCCATCGTGACGAGGTCGTAGAACGCGCCCTTGTTGTCGCGCGACGCGGCGATCGCTTCGCCGTCCAGCGTGATGACGCTGAACTTCGCGGCGCGCGAGCCGGAGAACGCGAGACCCTTGGAGCCCGAGGCATTCGCCTGGGCACCGGCGAGCGTCCCGCCGATACCTTGCGGGTTGCCCGAACGGATCATGTAGTCGTACGTGAGGCCGGTGAAACCGCCCTCCATCGTCATCATCGCGTACCAAACGTGATCGCGCGTGGTGAGGTCTCGGACCTGCTTGTCCGAGTAGTTTTTCTTGTAGATGAACTGAACAGTCGAGAGATCAGAAGCGGCCATGGGATTTCTCCGGGTGGCCGCGCA